GCTCTTGATGCCAAATTACGTAAAGCTAATAGAATCGATATCCCGCCAAATGATGAATCCTTAGCTAGGAATATCCCAGCACTGACAATAAACTATGTAGATAACGAGGGAGGGTGGCATACCAAAACAGCCAAACTACATGAAACACTGAAGATCGGTGAACGGAGTGTGTTTGGAAAGATGGTTCAGAAGCCCGGAGAAATTCTTTGGTCGTCGTCACTTGTTATTGGACAGTGGATGATGGTCTTCGTGGTTGTAACGATGTGGGCACTTGTTGTGCTCTGGTCATGGATGCAGACTCGTGGAATGGAAGGGAAGTTCACAGACTGGTCGACGCTTACAACAGCTCGTTTTGGACCGATTGGATTTGTCATCGCAGTCGTGATCTATATCCTCTTCTACATTGTCCGCATTCCGGGTGAGCTGATTGGTAATTTGATGAGCAAAAAACCACCGGATGGCTGGCTGCTGAAGCCGTTCGTGGCTGCTGCGTCTGGCTACGCTCCTATTCCTGGCTTTTTGGTGCAAACAATCATATGGATGACTGTTGTCCGCAATCTGGGTAAACCTGCTGGACCAACAATAGCAGACAATGCAGCTGGGGCGGTAGATGCCGCTGGAAAGATAGCGGCTGCGGCATCATCGTTTAAGTGACTAAAACTTCCTCACCATTCATAATGATCGAGATCCCCTGGCTGGTCGCTGGTCTTTTAACTGGACTCATTATCGGAACAGTCTTCGTGCCCCCGACGCGCAAATCAGTAGGCGTGCCTAAACCCGGTGATCCTGAAGTGTTTCATACGGATACCGGATGTGTTCGATTCGAAGCCACCGAGGTCCCGTGCACGGCTGAGCCAGACTCCCTGAATCTCCTCGCATCTCAGACACAATGAAGCTGCCGATCACCAATGTGCTCCACCGAGGCGCACCCTTCTTCTCCTTCATCATTGGAATGGGCTTGGCTATGCTCCTTTTTCACCGCAACTTCGGTGTGATGAAGACGTTAGCCGTGCCTGTAGCTGAGACGACAAGTAAAGTTGTGAAGGCTGATGGAAAATGCTATCGTTACCGCGTGGAAGATGCCGAATGTGAAATCCCGTCTTCTTCATAAACAATGAGTGAAGGATCGACATCTCTTGACGCACTGCTTCCGAGTCCGCAGGGTCCGCAGTCTGCTCCGCCCGTTTACCCCGAAGCCAGTGGTCCTGGACCGAGCACCACGGGCTTTGTGCCGACGTTCAAGCCGACTCTGCCGCAGATGGGATTCATGTTCCGCAATCTCCAGCTGTATGTCGCCTTCTTTGTAGCCACTTTTATCCTGTCGCTGGCGACTCCCCGCAATCTCCTTCTTCAGTATATCCCGTCAGCCTATACGTCGAGCGGCGTGGTGAGCTACCAGGGTGCTGCGGTTGTCAGCGCGGCGTCGGTGGTTCTAGCCCACTTTGTCAGCGTCGTTATTACGAGCTTTCTTGGTTAGTCCGTATTAACATAATGCAGTGCCCGCCCGCTTGGGTCTATCCTCGGATTCTTCTCGGGGCTGGGTATCAGTTGACACCAATGTTTGTATCCAAATATAGAATTACCCACGTGGTCAATTGCGCATTTGCCGATGATTGTCCAGAGTGGTGGCGGAAGAGGCATCCAGGAAACTATGCGGAGCTTCATGCCATCGACTCCGTCGCTGTGCGGATTCTGGATTGGTATCCGGAGTTTGAGAATTGGATGAAGCTGTTTTTACGCTCAACGAACGGAACGGTGTTCGTTCATTGCAAAGCGGGCATTAATCGGTCAGCTTTTCTGGTCATGGCATTCGTGTGTAAGAACTCTGGCATTGACTTCCGGACGCTCTTGTCTGCAGTTCGCAAGCAACGTCCTATCGTCTGCGAGAATTCTGCTTTCATGAGACAAGTAGAAGACGAACTATATGGACGTGTTCAGAGTGAGGAAGACACGGGAAACGGAGTCAACGTCAATGGGAACGCTTGATTCTGTTCATAGAGATATTGTAGGTGGTTTACGTGACGCAAAGACACACGACACAGAACTACGGGAGGAATCGGATCAACTGCGGACACGGATTGAGGCGCTGAAGGCTTCCAACGAGATTGCGGATGTTGTCATGTGCACAACATGGGAAACGCGAGTCCGTGAAATTGAACGTGAGCTGAGTCGAGCAAACCCTATGGAAGACTACTACATGAAAAACATGGACATCCTGATGGATTATTACAAACGTCCGGATGCCGTCGCTCAGCCGACACAGACTCCCAAGGATGCGTCGACATTTATGAAGTTTTTCACAGCTTCGTGCTCTCCTGATCAGGGCACGTCAAAGAAGCAGATCTTTGATGCGTATGTGACCCGTATGAAGCTGACGAATACCCCCGAGGTTGTCCAGCAGATGACGGAGCATTGTATTGGGTGTAATGTGGCTCGCGAGGAGATTAGCTCTGAAGGCATTCTTGTCTGCCCAAAATGCGGGTCAGAGGAATATTCTTTGGTGGTGTCGGACTTTCCGTCGTTTCGCGATCCGCCCAAGGAGCGGAACAATTACGCCTACAAGAAGATCAACCACCTCAACGAGATTCTCAACCAGTTTCAAGCCAAGGAGTCTACGATGATTCCGGAGGAGGTCATGAATGAGGTGGTGCTGGAAATCCGTAAGCGTCGAATCAACAACATTGCCGATCTGACGGAGAAGGAGATTCGTGAGATTCTGAAGAAGCTTGGGCGATCGAAGTATTACGAGCATGCGGCTCATATTTTAAGTCGACTGAACGGCAATCCACCGCCAACCATTACGCCGGAGATCGAGGAGAAGATCCGCGCGATGTTCCAGGAGATTCAAGCGCCGTTTCTGCTCTACTGCCCCAACGACCGCACGAACTTTTTATCCTACTCGTATATCCTGTATAAATTCTTCGAGCTGCTGGATCTGGATGAGTATAAAGTGTATTTCCCGCTGTTGAAGTCACGAGACCGCTTGATCGCCCACGACCATATTTGGGCGAAGATCTGCGACTACCTGAAGTGGGAGTTTATTCGCAGCGTTTAATAAATGTCTGTTGTTCCAGAAATTGGAAAATGCTATGAGCTTACTGGTAAGAAGACCGCGTGGGGTTATTCTGATGAAGTTAAGCCCCAATATCTAGGAAAGTATATAGGATCCGAAGAACAAGGAAGTCATGATAGGTATACGACCTTGAAATTTCAGTATGACAAAAACAGAGTCCCCGGCGACCAGTTTAGAGTAACTATGTGTAGAGAAGAACCCGACGACGCCGAAATAAAACGACGTGCCGAGGAGGCTAAGAGTGCAGCCTTTGCGGCCCAATTCGGACAGGGTCGCCGTCGCCGTAAGACTCGCACCCGCAAGCACAAACGTGTTTCACGCAAGACCCGTCGTTATCGCAAATAATGGACCCCACCAAGCACTACAAGGACAAGAAGACGGAGGAAAATTACCCTGATGGTCCGTGGCGTGGTGGAGCAACGTATCATACGTTCGAGAAGGACGGCGTGACCTATGTGGTGATTGGTCCGTATAATGATGTGAGTGGGTATGAGATTTATCCGGGGGTAGAATAAATGGAAGAGATATATACGTTTCCACTATTGGACTCCACTAATACCAGTAGTGCTGGAAATGTATCAAAATCTGGGTTTATATTTTCAAAGAATCCCGGTAACATCAATTATATCGTTAAGTTAGAGGGTGATAAATACCCTGCTACTGGACTGATTAAACCAAGAGATCTTCAATCACTGAAAGATGGTAAGGGACTCATCGAACTTACGAAAGAGAATATGATGACTGGACCAGAATATCATTTATATTACAAACAGCAACCGGCGGGCAGAGAAGATGGCTATCAAAAGCTTCTTTCTGAACAGCAGCAGAAGTCAATCAAATATATTAACGAATTAGAACTACAGCCAAAAGAGCCCAGAGGTGACTCCCTTGTAGCTTATGTAACGAGAGTTAATATGAGGAGAACTGCGAATGGTGAAAACAATCTTATTGATAATCCGGAATCCGTTACTGATCCGCAAGTTCTCAAAACTGCGTTACTACAAGAACATGGACTGCTTCCTAAAGATGCTGTCGCTCCGCCTCCCACACGTTGGCAGAATAAATCACAAGATCAACTTAATGAGGAATTCTTTAAAAAGATGAACGCGGCAAACAAGCGGGGGAGCTGGAAGAGCGGTCGCCGTCGCAAGACCAAGAAGTCTAAACGTCGGGCGCGGAAAACTCGTCGTCGTCATCAGTAAATTTCCCAGGTATGAGATTTATCCGGGGGTGTAATAATGGCTTGTGTGGTCGAAGGTCCGCTTAAAACTGGCAAAGACAACGAGCGAATCAAAAAACTAACCGACCTGGTTACAGCACAACAAAAGGTGCTATCTTCTGCTAAACCACTTGGAGGTCCGGTTGAAGGGTTGCGGAGTAAATTACCCATATTCCCATTTGATACGATGATAACCCCATGGGAGTCTAAGTTTGGAAACAAACCGAACTGGCATTTTGTTGCAAAATCTCCAGATGATCGGATATGCGGATGGTTAGCCGCCCAAACATATGAAAATGATGACCGGAAATACATATATTTAGTTGAAATCAGCACTCGTCGAATCAAGGATGATGTATATGGTGGTGTCGGTAGGCAGCTTCATGAAGCACTTGTAAATGCTGCTCGTGATGGCGGTTACGACTTCATCTACCTTTATCCCATAAACTCTGGAGTTGCGAAAGTATACGAGGGGTGGGGATACTCTCCTTCTTACGATATATCTGGTGTTGCTCATCAGTTCTACGTGTTGAATCGACCTCCGACCAAAGGCTTTGTAGGAACTCTTCTCGAGAAACGCGATAATGTAACACTATTTAAAGAGGCACGCGGCGTATTCGGAAAAGAGCTCGATAAGTATCGGCGCGATATATTAGCTGAACAAGGAAATGTAGAAGGACTCAAAGAACTCCTCATTGACTTTGACGTGGAAAATGCAGAGATACCCGATCTCGTTGATCGCCCGCGCCGGGAGAAAGAGGTTGAAGAAATCAATGCAGTCGAAGCAGCTCGACGGGAGAATCAAAGAAATAGGTTGTCTGAATTTCTAGTTGGACTACAACCGACTGGAACGAAACGGAAACTGGGGGGTGGTGGCAGCAAAACCCACCGCCTCCGATTTCTTCGGAAACACCACATGACAATTCGTGGATACTCGTTGGGTGAGTTGTCCAAGGTGTCCAAAGTGTCCCGACCGATTCTCCAGCAGGTCTATGATCGTGGTATTGGTGCGTATAAAACCAACCCCACCTCCGTTCGGATGAAAGGCACGTTCCGAAAGGGTGTGAATGCGCCGTATTCCAAGAAGCTGAGCAAAGAGCAGTGGGCGATGGCTCGGGTCTACTCGTTCCTCGATGGAAATCCGAAGCATGATGGGGATCTGCGACGGAAAACTCGTCGCCGTCATAAGTAAATGGCAACTGAATCCGACGTGACAAAGGGAGTGTCGAACGATACGATTGAGACATACTACTATGTGATCTTCTGGCTGGTTGCGATCACGGCAGGAATCGTGGTGCTGTTTGAGCTTTACATCATGACCATCTCGCCCAAGCGTGGATTCAACATGTTCCTTCGGTCTGCGCCTGCGTTAATCCTTGGTGTGGTGAATGCGATGTTTCTGTATATTCTGAGTGTTCGGGCGCTGAAGTAAATCTGGGTGGTAGATAATGGGCGCGGGATATTCTGGTATTCGTCGTAAAAGAATTGTAGGATTTAAAACAATAATAGATCAAAATGGTGTAAGAAGAGAAGTGCCAATATATGCCGGTGGTAAGCGCAAGACCCGCCGCGCCAAGACCGTCAGGACAATCCGCATGAAAAAAGGTGAGTATCTCCGCGAGCACCACCATCTGTTTCGGGTGCTCCAGAACCCTACTCGACGCTCACTGAACGCTGAACTACGGGCTCAGAAACGGGAACTGAAGGAGAGGGGATTGAAGGGTTAGCTCAACGCCAGTTCCAACTCGGCATTGAGCTGCTTCTGAATCGGCGACGTCTGTGTCGGACGCAGCGTCTTCAGATTGAGCGTGTAGAGCGACTTGCCCTTTGGATTATTGCGGTCTCTGAACGTAAGGAAGTCGGTATTCTCCCACGTGTGAACCTTGCCGACATAGTGATCCATACTGAGTCCAATGTGAGCCCCAACCTTGTGAATGAGCTTCATTGAAACGCCCTCTGGCTCTGTCTGAACGGCTACGGGCTGGCGCGCAGCCAGCTTTTGCGCAGCCGCCTTATTGACTTGAATCTGAATCTGTTCGGGCGTATACTTCACAATCTCCGCAACCTGTTCGATAGTTGCTCCCTGCGAGATCATCCGCTCTGCGATCGTGTAGCGGCGCGCGTTGATTCCGCCAACTTTGCGCTGAAGACCTCCTGCAATCTCTTCGGGCATGATACCCGCAGATAGAGATTGAAGAAGTACGGTTTCCTCTGAGACATCCCAAGCCTTTCCAAC